CTTTAAGCCGTTACTCGCGAGGATTCCTGAGAGTGCCCCAGTCAGGAACAGCATCATGGGCGACAGTAGCGACCATGCACTTTCGTCGTTCGGGCTGACGTCTAATGGCTGGACAACAAATAGCAGTCCGTAAAGCAGAGCTGCGGTTGATCCTAGAAACGCAACGGCTAAAGCAATACCGACGATGAGGATGAGTCGGGCCTTGATCTCAGAGTTTGTGTATTTCTTCATTGGTCGCACCTTGTGGCTGTTGGTTTAGTTTCGCAGGTGTGTCGAGTGCGGTCGTTGCATCCAGTAACGACAAACATCAGGGCGATGGCAAGAGCGGCGATCACGGCAAGAGTTTTCATGGCTCGGTTGGTTCTTCATTAGCAAAATTAGGAAAAACTGGCAACATTGCATTTGCTTCCATAATTGCTATTTCTTCATCGGTCATGTCACGAGTTTCTGAAACTGTGCCATCTGCGTAATGAGTAGTTATTTGTGGTTTGTTCATAATTATTTCCTGTATCCGTAAATAGTGACATTTCCGCTTAAACTATCTGTTACGCCACTAATGGCAAAACCGTTATAGGCAGTAGCGGCTCCATGAATGTGAGAGCCGTTGCGATGAACAAACGCAGTCACATTGCTTTGATATGTGTAACTTTTAATTAATACAAATGTGTTCAAAGCATTATTTGGATTAAAAAATTCTAACTCAAGAGAACCTGCACCATTTGCGTTAGTGGAAACGGCAGTTATATCCATTGAACTACCAGCGACACCTGAACCCGACAAACTGCTTGCCCCAAATTGCACCACAGTATTTGAAGTATAATTGGCAGTTGCAGGGGTGGTGCCGCTTAACATTTGAACAGTGATTGCTCGTGTCGTAGCAGAACTGTTATTAAAATTGTCTATTTTGACTAAATAATTAGTAAAGTCTGAACTGAATACGCCTACAAATTGAGTCGTGACTCCTGAAAGCGTATAGGCACCGACTTTCCACAAGCCGACACCGTTCATCTGTGCCGCTGTCAGGACTGCGCCCGAACTGAAATCTGGTGGTGTAGCCATAATGTTTCTCCTTTACCAGCCGAGTCGACTGGTGTTCAAAATACCATTTACTGCGTCATTAAGAATGAAATACTGGTAATACTCGTTAGGACTCAAATACAAAGTAATACGAGTCTCAGACGGTGTACCCGAATAACTCATACCCTCATAAACCGTGTTGACTGTCTGCAACGACTGCCCTTGGGCCTGCCATTGCAAAGACAACATGACATCAAAAAAGACACGCAAACCCAACAACAGATCAGTAAAAGCGGTGCTGTTGTTACCTGCGTCAGTAAAAGTAACTTCATAACGCAACGTGGTCGGGTCGCCCTGCATATTTGCCAACCAACTAGCCAACCCTGCAGCTTGCGTAGTTGAAGCGTCAACCGTAGTAATTGAGTACCCAGAGACACCGTAAGCCGTTTGGCTGGTCGTGTTGTTGGCTTGCTGTTCGGCCACTGTTTCAGGGGTGACAGTTACTTGGTTATAAAAGTTGTCGCCGACCGCTATTCGTTTAAAATCTTCGTAAGCAATAGTCGTACTACTGACCGTGCTTCGAGTTAACGACACGGGCGCTGGGCTAGTTGATATTGCGCCACGATTAGCAAAATAGATACCGCTATCCCTAGCCGACAATTGACCCTTTTCTGTTTGGCACAACAAGTTAAGCCTGTTAAGAATTGTGCCGCTATAACTGGCAACACCTGAAGCGTTCGAATCACCTGTGCTACCAAGTTCTAAAACTTCAGGCGTATCAAACCCTGTAAACGAAAAGTTGGTTTGTTTGGCTTGTTCAACAGTTTTGGCGGCGGAGTAACCAACAAACTCTTTAAGTTGCCATTTGCCTGCTCTAGTTATTTCGTCAATGCAGGTAATAGTTGCTGTTGATAAACCTGTGTTGCCGGGGTAGTCGTTAAAATCAATATTTGACACGGTGCCTTGAAATGCAGGGTTTCCTGTAGTAAAAAAGATTACGACCTTTGTGCCACGAGGAAAGTTGGCTATTTGGTTGGTGTTGTTTTTGATGGTGATATTGAACGAACCACCTGCGTAGTTGTCGTTGTAGTTTTGTCGACCATCAACACCGCTAAACGACAAGACGTCAGTTGTAAAAACTGTTGATCCAGCACCATATTTAAACACCCAACCGTAAGCCATTATTGGACTCTTACGGGTAAACGGCCTACGTTGCGGTTGTACGCCTGCAATGCCTTGACCACCTCGTTGGGGTCTGCCGACATGACATTGACGGTTATGTTGCCACCGCTGCCTAAAGCGTTGTTGGGTGTGATGTTCCCAGACAACGACGGCGTGAACAGTTCAGGACCACGCTCACCAACAAGATACGAACTACCGCCCATGACCGGACCACCGTTAGCTCTAGCGCCACGAAACCGTCCGTTGACGTTATTAGAGCCTGTAGATATTCCAGCAAGTCCGAGAGCGTCGGCGGCGCTAAGACCGCCGTACTCGGCACCGCGGGCGAGATAGCCAGCCAATTCAAGCGCGGCCGCTGGACCTTGAGTTTGGAAACGAATCAGAATTTCTTTAGATGAAATACCGTCCATCTGCCCAGATATTTCGGCGAGGATTTCCATGAACTCGGCGGCTTTTTCGTTGTAGGTAACTAGGTCGTCATAAGCCCCAGTTGCAAACGCTTCCTCGGCGGCGGCTTCCATTTTGCCGAGGGCTTCAGTGGCTTTGTCTAAAGCGAGAACCTCGTTGAATTGATCGGTCAAATTTCTCCAAGCAGTATCAGCGTTAACGATTGCAACAGTGACATTACTTGCCGAGGTCGCCAAATTGTCTAATGGTGTTTTAGCGTTTTGAATTGCTGTCTTAAACGCTCCAGCATTGATCCGACCTTCATCTAAAACGCCTGCCAACTCGCTTAATGGTTTTTCGGCTTGCGTACCGTTACCAACAATGTCTTTAAATAGTTCAGTGACCTTGTCGTCAAACTTTAAAGCGGCGGTTGCACCTTGAGTTAAGAAAGTGACCATTGGAATCAACCGTTGACCCGACTTAACTTTTAGGTCCTCTGTAGCGTCGCCAAGGCCGTTCATCGCGTCGCGATAATCTTCAGCCATTTTTAGTTCTTCTTCAGAAATGACTTTTTGGTCCGAAACACTTTTAAGGCTTGCGTCAAGTTTTGCTGACCCGTCCTCAATCAGAACTGCCATTTCTTGCCAGCCTTTGCCTAGAAGCTGAGTAGCGACTCTTGCTTTTTCTGCTGGGTCCTTAATGCCTTTGAGTCGGTCAATGGTGTTTTTGAATGTTTGGTTGACGTCTAAAGATCCGTCTTTGAGATAAGCAAGGTCAACGCCAAGTTTGCGGACTTTGTCGGGGTCGGCACCGATTGTTTTGTTTAATTTGCCAATAGCAGTTCTGACAGCATCAATCGGTATTCCGATGTCACCTGCAGCTTCGATGTAGCGCGATGCGTCTGCTACGGCGAGACCTGTTGCATCAGCGAACTTACCCGCTGACAATGCAAGGTTTTGGAACGCGGCAATCCCGTCAGCAACAAACTTGCCAACTGCGGCACCGGCTGCGAGCGCAAAAGTACCAGCGTTAGCGGCGACAGCATCTAAAGCAACTTTTGAGCCCGCTTTAAATTTGCCCATTCCGCCTTCAGCGTCGGCGACCGCTGTTTTGAAGTTGGCAAAAGCGGCTTTAGCGGCTTTGATTCCATCGTCTGAGAATTCACTAATAATCGGAATGTTGATTGCCATTAGCGGTGAATCCTCATCAGTTCTTGGTTCGCCAAATAGATTACTTCTTTAACCACTGGTTGCAGTGCGCGTTGAAAATCAGGAATTGCTTTTTCGCCACCAGCCCAAATCATGCGCGACGGACGTCCCATGCGACTATCTAAGACTGAAACCATGTTGGGCCTTGCCCTTTTTGGGTTTCGGTTTCTGGTGCGGTTTGGGCCCTTGCCTGCAATGTCTGTAATCGCAAGAGCGGCGCCCTTAGTGCCAACAGTTATCGTTCCTATGGTTTCGTATTTAGCGCCTTGCTTAATGTTGCGTTTGCGCGCTTTTCGAGTGTTGGTCTTGACAACAACATTCTTAGTCTGGCCGCCCTTCCAACCAGTCCGAGCATTGTTTTCCATTCCAGACATTGGCGCCGATGACGGCACAAGCGGTGTAATTGCGTCAACAACAACTTTGCCAAGTTCTCGAATTTGTTTGCCGTAAGCACGACGCAATTTAGGATCAATGGAGTTAATCGTCCGCAACGCCTCTTTTAGGCCAGTTGGTTTCAGATCAATCCCTAAACTCATTTTCTGCTCTCGTTCTGTTCAATTATCAACCTGATCATTTCGTCAACGATCTGGGCTGGTGTTTCCATCAGATCCAACGGACTGATGCCTGTACGAACAGCGAGCTGCGCGATCAGGTTTGTGGCTCTTCCTGCGGGCCCTGTTTGGCTTTTGGGAGAAACGTAATATCCATGACGTTCTCTACCCAAGTGCTGAACAACGGAACCACAATCTTCTTGGTTCGTAACGCATCCCAAGCCAACCATGCGAGAGGCTTGAATTTCATATCTTCTAAGAAACGGCCCACGGAGAGCGTGGGGTGGTGATCTTCCCACCTGCACGCAACTCCGTAAGTGATCGGTGCTTCGAATGTTTCACCGTCAGCCATTTCTACTTTTAATGTCATGCCAATCATGTCGGGGTCCTTTGGTTAGTTAATGATTACGGGTTGGTGATGTCGCGCACCCAAGTGCCGCCGACATAACTGACGCTTACTTGGCTGAGCTCTCCAACGGTCGTTACGATCGGCGTAAACGAAGCCAACATCGCATTAGTGATCGTGTACTCAGGGTTACTTGCAGACTCGGTTGTGCCTGCTGGTGAGATGACCAGAGTGGTGGTGCCGTCGCCGACCTGATCAAACAGGGTGGCTTCAATTTCGCCAGTTCCGTAGTTCATGAACATCGTCAAGGTGACGTTCACCATTTGGAGCCCCGAAACGAAGCGGTGCCCGGTATCGCCGAAGGTCGTGGATTCGAGTGAGTCGTATCCGATCTCAAGCGAGGCCGCAGAGGTGTTCTGAGTGACATCCACTCCACCGATGGTGACGGTTGGGTTGGACAGGTAAACGGTTTTTGTTGTGGGCATGGTTTTTCCTTTATGGGATGCGCTTAGAAGCGATTCTGATAGTTAGGTCGTATGCGGGTAATTCTTGTGAACCGATTTGAGCAAGCGACGGTGTGCCACTTACAACGGCGATCGGGCTGTTCATGATTGTGTCCACGACGCCGAGAATGTAGTTTGCCGAATCGCTGTTGCCGGGTGGCGCTCCAAGGATTCGGAGATCAACTGTGATGTCGGCGATTTGGTTGTTGAAACAAGTAAACGTCGGTAGTTCCACGAACACGGTGAGCGGTCGTGCGTTGCGCGGATCGGTGACAGGCTTGAGTCCCAACGCTGTAAGCGACGCTGACACGGTGTCAACGGTATCCGTGAAGATGCCTGCCATTTCATGCACACTGCGATCGTTTAATGCCGAGCAACTGGTTAACTCGACCCAAGGTCATCAACGGTGGTCCTGTCATGTCACCAAACGACGCGTATGAGTCGCCAGTGGTCCCGCGTTCACGGTAGAGCCCTGCGGCGTAAAGCGTGGTTCCCAACAGCACTGAACTGTCAGGGACGGTCGTAAGACTGTCGTGGTAACCAGCCTGCACGCGACGCCTGAAACACCAAGCGTTCGCAGCTGCGACACAAGTCGTTAGGAACGCGGTGTCATTTGCCGTGGCCGACGAGATCCCAAGAAACTCTGTCACCGGGGCAGTTGATGACAACCAAGTGCAGGACTGGGTCCAAGTTACTGTTCCAGTCGCTGAAGCTCTTTGATAGTTATCGAAGTTTGATTTGACAAGTAGTTGATTCGTGATGGTGACTTCGTAATCAAATATGAAGTCACCTTCAACACTGACACCAACAAACCCAAAAGTAGGGACAGCCTGAACGATGTAAGTCGCATCAAAATTGTTTCCTACTCCTGCAACAACGATCGTTTGACCGATCGTGATGTCGGTTGCCTCAAGAGTCTGGATCACGGCGTAGTCGTCTACACGTTGTGCGTGCGTGACGGTGAATACGGCCATGATTCAGATCCTCTCGAAGTTTCCGTCTATCAGACGAAAGCAGCCTTGATGGTGAGGGTGGGGTCAATGACCTTGGATGCCCAGTAGCCACGGAACGCGATTTGGCGTGAAAGCTGTGAGGGCATTTCAACGGAAATTGCACCCTTCGCCATTTCGTAGTTTTCAAGTGCACGGGGGTCAAGGATGGTCATGCCAGCCGAGGTCAAGTTGCGGTCAACGACGACGCGCAAACCGAAAGCAAACGCGCCCTGTGTCGAAGCGACATTGAGCGAACCGTATGCGTTCATTGGGCCCACCTGTG